AGGGTGATCGCGTCACTCGGCACCGTCGTGGCCCTCCGGCGTCGCCTCCTGCTCCTGTTCGGGCTGGGGTGGCGGCTGCTCGACACGCTTACGGGGTCGCCGGGTGGTGCGACGCTCGCCGGGAGCGCGGGTCGCCTGCTCCACCGCGGCCTCGTCCCTCTCGGCGATCTCGCGCCGCGACAGGGTCGTGCGCACGATCTTCGGGGTGTCCGTGAACAGGTCGGCGTGCGCCTTGACGAGCGGGTCGTCGGCGAACCACGCCTCACCCGCCCGTGTCTGCACCGACGACGTGACCCACACGGTCGCCTTTGCGAAAACAAGCTGCATGATCTCTCCTCGACTGGCGGTGACGCGGATGGCGTCCCCCGGCCGGCCGACCGCCATGACGGCCAGCCGGGGGCTCGGCGGCGACTACTGGTTCTGCAGCAGGCGGAACGCGTTGTCGTTGACCGAGTTGCCGCCGATGCGAGCCCACGCGAACCAGCCGCGCTGCCCGGTCGGGCGGTTGTTGGTCGTGCCGAAGATGTGCGGCACCAGCTCCACCGACATGCCGCCACGGCGGGCGATCACGTAGTTGGAGAAGTCGCCGACCACGAGCCGGTGTTCCTTGCCGGTCGTCCCGGTGAAGTCCGGGAAGTACGGCGACTCGTACACGGCCTTGCCGAACAGCGTGTCGGCCCACTCGGCCGGCAGGTTCTCGGTGTAGGCGTGGTACACGTTCGCCGTGCCGAACTGCCGAATCCGGTTGTTCACGTCGACGCTCATCATCCAGGAGGCCCGGCGCCGGTACTTCTGCGGCAGGGACTTCCAGACCTTGTAGACGTCGGCGTCCTGGAACACGCCGTCGGAGGTCCCGACGACCTCCACGTTGGTGTTCGCGTCCAGCGCGGTCAGGATGCCGCGCGGCTCGTCCGAGCCCGACCCGGCGCCGGTGGAGAACTTCTCCACCAGCAGCTCGTCATAGCCCTCACCGAGCAGCCGGCCCATCTCGTCGGCGAACATCGGGTAATCCATTCCCACCTCAAGCGAGTAGGGGATGAACCCGCGGGCCGTCTCCACCGGCACTGTCGGCTGCGACAGCGTCGGCGAATTGTCGGTCGTCTCAGCCGCCTCGGCCTGGAACGCCCACGACACGCCGGGAGCGGACACGCCCTTCCACTCCGAGGTGTTCACCGTCACCTGGCGGCAGATCGTCAGGAACGGGTTCCCCGACTCCTGGTCCGTCAGGATGATCGACGGGTCGATGAACACCGGTACGCCGTAGCCGCCTTCGCCGTTGGTCAGCGACATGGCCCGGTATTCCTCGAACGCGTCGACCGCCCGCGCCTCTTCGTCGGTGAGCCGCGGATGGGTCTGGGTTACCAGCTTCATCCACGCGTTGCGGTAGTGGTCGTTCTCGGTGACGATGACTCGACGGGCCAGGCCGGGGTCACGGCGAATCTGCCGCTCCACGTGATCCAGCGCCGACGGCGACAGCATCGTCTTGACCTCGCGGGCGTCCAGTGCCCGGAGGGCGCGGTCCCGCGCCTCAGGGTTCGACAGCCGACGGACCGCGGTGGTCTCGTCCAAGCCGTACTTGACGTTCGCCAGCGCCCGCTTCACAGCCTCGGGCTTGCGGTCGAAAATCTTCTGGATGTTGCGGTGCTCATCGAGCCGGTCCATGGCGGCATCCCGGAGCTTCAGGCCGTAGTCGAACGCCTTCTGCTCCTCGTCGGTCTTGTCCCGAAGCTCGCCCTCGTCGGTCTGGTGGATCGAACGCAGATGCGCGTCGAGCACCTTGACGAACGCGTCGAGCTCATCGGGGCGCTTGCCGCGGAGTTCGTCGAACCCCGCGTCGCCGAGCTCGGACAGATCCTTGCCGCGGAGCTCGTCGGGGATGGTGACAGTTGGTGTATCGGTCATCTCAGAATCCTTCTGAGTCGTAGCTCCCCGTCGTCGAGAAGCTGTTTGATGGTTGGGGTCGACGCTTCGCCTTCCCTCGGCTCCGCGTCGGGGTCACCGCCACCCGCGCTCCGCGCGCCGGGCCGCCCGGTGAGGTCTGGAATCTTCACGCCCGCAGCGCGCACCGCAGCCTCGAAGGCGCTGGTGTCCCGCTGTCGCAGGCGCTCGTAGTAGCTGTCGGTCATGCACCGCAGGCCGGCCGTGGCATCCGGGTTCGCCGGGAACGTCACCGGGCCGAACTCCATCAACCGAACCTTCGTGATCGTCCGCTCCGGCAGTCCGCGCGGATTGTGATCCGCGGCACCGGGTTCGTCGTCCCACTCCTCGCCGGTCACCCGGAACCGGAACGACGAGCCGTACACCCCGGCGTCCAGGCCGGGCAGCAGGTCACGGTTGTAGCTGGTGTCGAACAGCGGCACCACGCCCACCGGCGAATCCGGCTCCTCGCGCAGGTCGCTGATCTGCCCGAGCACCTTGTCGCCGATCTGCGGGTCGAAGCCGTGGTTGAACAACGTCTTGATCGACTCGCGGTCCTCGCGGATCGTCTCGGCGAACGCGCCCCGCTGGGTGCGCTCCAAGAACTCGCCCTCCCAGAACGAGTCGATCTCGTACCAGGTGTCGAACGTGGAGAACCGCACCTCCATCGTCGGCATGCCGCCGTCGGCGTCGGCGCGAAGCTCCATCTTCGGCGGCGCGGCCCGCACCAGGTCAATCTGAGGTGCCTTCACTGCCCTCTCCGTTCTGCTGCCCGTCGTCGAGCGTGTTACCGGGCGGCTGCAACTGCACCGACACCAGGCCCGAGTGCACCAGCAGCTTCACGTCCTGCGCGTTCGTCGCCGCCACCGCCGACTCCGGGGTGAAACCCTCACGCACGTACTGCGTGATCGTCTGAGACTTGATCTGCTCGATCTCCGCGGCGTCCTTGCCGTCCTCGCGCAGCAGCGGAATGTCCGTGGTGTCGAACCACAACTCCGCGTCGTCCGGCACGTCCACGATCTGGGCCAGCGTGCCCGCCACGTCCTGCAGCGTCGGGTACAGCCACGTGTCGGCGAACATGCGCCGCGCCATGCCGAAGTTCCCGGCGTTCAACGCCGAACCGGCCAGGCCCTCGGAGATCCCCAGCAGCGCCGCCGGCACCCGGCCCACCAGCGAGATCCGGGTCTCACCCGCGCCCTGGGTCTGCTTGAAGTCGATCTGCTTGAGGTCCGCGCCCACCACCGTGGCGTCAGCGCCGGCCACCAGGTACAGCGTCCGGTACGCGTTCGACAGGCCGGTGTGCCGCTCCTCCAGCATGTCCACCATGTCGTTGAACTGCTCGCGGGTCACCGCCGGCAGGCCCTTGACCACCATGTTCGGGGTGGCGCCGTTGCGGAAGAAGTTCAGCTTGTGCTCGGTCGCGGCCGAGTCGCCCTGGATCTCCCGCAGAGTCGCGGTCACCCACGACTGGCCCATCTCGGGAATCTCCGGGTCAGGGATCGGCGACCAGTGCGCCACATCGGACGGTGCCAGCGACATCGGCTCGGAGTTGTTACCGGCCCGCAGCCCGCCGTTCTGGTACACGTAGCCGACCAGCTCGGCGTCCAGCGCACCCGCCGGGTCGTCCGGCTCGAGCTCCGAACCGAACACCACACCGGTCCAGTCCGGGCGGATCACCCGCAGCCGGTTCGGCTGGCGCACCACGTAGGCGTTGCCCGCCAGCCCGGCGTGCCACTCCATGCGGGACAACAGCTCGCCGGTCGACGCGCCCGGCCAGGGACGCTCCAGCAGCCGCAGCCGGGCCGAGCCGAACACCCGGCGCGGCGTGCGATGCCACGGCGGGTTCCGGTACACGAACCGGGCCTGCGACATGACCATCGCCCGCACCATCTGCGCGGCGAACGCCGGCGGGGACGACCGCAGTGCGGTCGAATACCCGGGCAGTGTCGACGGGATCTGCTGCACCCGCTGCCGGTCGTATGTCTGGTTCAGCCCGTACGTGTACTGGTTGCCGCCGTAGCCGAACTGGCCGACCGACGGGATCAGATAGTCGCTGATCCACTGGTCGATCGAAAAGCGGCGCTCGCCGGCAGCACCGGCAGCGGCCTCGCGTTCGGCAGCGATGCGCTCGAGAAGTCCTGCCGCCACATTCAGCCGCCCTTACGCACCATGGAAGACGAGGCGCGGCCCTCTTTCCAACCGACCTTCACCGCCACCGCCGACCACGCCACCGCGAACCACACGGCCGTGAACAGCTTCGCCGCCACCCAACCGATCACATACAGCAACGCGGCGAGCAACGTCACAACGGTGCGGCCCACCTGAATGTCGCGGGCCTCGACGGTGATCCGATCGACGGGGACTCGGTCAAGAACTGCCATTGCGTCTCCTATCGCCAAGCCCCGAAGAACGGCTGCTCTGCTTCGGGCACCTCGTGCAGCACCCATAGGCCCATACACATGGACACGGCACCGTCGATGTGGCCCTTGGACTTGCCCTTCTTAAGCGTGAAGCCGCCACGCTCCTGTGGAACTGCCACCGCGCCCTTCACATGCGCCGCAAGATCGGGATCGCCGTTCTGCACAATCCGCTTCTCAAGCATCAGCTTGAACGCCAGCCCACACGCCGGGGCCATCCGCTGCGGCGACTGGTCGAACTCAATCGCCAGAATGCCGTGGTCTTCGAGCATCCGAGCCGGCACCTCGAAGTACCGGGGGTCGTACACCACGCCGCGGAACCCC